ATCATCGCGATGGAGCCTGCGTGTATGCAATATACACAGCAGGCTCTTCTCCGATGTTTCCTTGCAGCTTATGGAAGGGATGAACTCCTTCTTAAGTTGATCGGATTTGATGATCAAGTCCCTAATCAAGACTTGGCTCGTCAAGGTTCGGCCGATGGCCAGACCGCAACACTCGATTTGAGTGATGCATCAGATCGCGTTTCTAATCAGCTCGTCAGGAACATGGTGCGTAACCATCCTCATTTACTTGAGGCTCTGGACGCTACACGTTCTAGACGGGCCGACGTACCTGAAGTCGGAGTAATCCGACTATCGAAGTACGCGTCGATGGGTTCAGCACTCTGTTTCCCTGTGGAAGCAATGGTTTTTACATCATTGATCTTCCTTGGAATCCAGAGATCGCTCAACCGGACCATGACCCGCAAGGATTTGAAGTCCTTTGCGGGCTCGGTGCGCGTCTACGGGGATGATCTTATTGTCCCCGCGAGACATGTGCTGTCGATCGTACAGACGCTCGAACTTTTCGGAGCTCGAGTTGGTCTGGGCAAGTCTTTCTGGACTGGGAAGTTCAGAGAGTCTTGCGGACGGGAATACTTTAATGGCCAGGATATATCCATTGTCCGGGTCAGGCAAGCGTTACCTGTCACGATCGCAGACGTGACTGAGGTCATCTCATCGGTGTCTCTCCGGAACCAGCTTTACTTGGCTGGTTACTGGAAGACTGTCCGATGGTTGGATAAGTCGCTTCGGTCTGTGTTGAAACACTTTCCGATCGCGGCGCCAACGTCCTCAGTGCTAGGCAGGGTCTCATGTCTCGGTTACCAAGCCGAGCGCATGCACCCTACTCTCCATAGCCCTTTAGTTCGGGGCTATGTTGTGGAGGCCAAAGCTCCCAGTGATGTACTGGGGGGAAGTGGTGCCTTGCTTAAGTGTTTACTCAAGCTGGAGTCCGGTAATCCCAAAGGGGTTCTCAGTAGACATACTGAGTTAGTCCCCTGTTACCGGCCTGGCACGACTCGTGAGAACGAGTCTTCCCTGTGGGCGCCACCCATGGGCCAAGATGAGAAACACTTAGAGCGTTCTGGACGCCCCAAGCGCGTCAGCATACGGCTTGGATGGGTGCCTGCATTCTAAATGAATGCGGGCGTGGCTTCGGCCATTAGAGGAGAGCTGATGTCCTACCGGGAATACTGGTAGGAGGACACGACTGATGGTACTTTAGAG